GAACAACAGGTAGTTTCACTTACTTAATAGGAGCAACAGGTAGTTTCGCTCACTTAACAGCATCAAAAAAAATTATCGCACCAGAAGGTATCCAAGGAACAACAGGTAGTTTCACTTACTTAACAGGAACAACAGGTTCTTTCACTTATTTAAAATCACTAGATAATACTTATTTAGCAACAAATGGAGGAAAGGTTGGTATATATAATACAAATCCTCAATACAGATTAGACGTATCTGGAGATGGTAGATTTACCAATCTTTATGCCGGTTCTTTTAATCAAACATCTGATTATCGTATAAAAAAAAATGTTGAAGGACTTAATGACTTTTATAATGTTGATAATTTAAGACCTGTAACATATTTGAATAAGAAAACGGATAAACAAGACATAGGATTAATAGCACATGAGCTTCAAGAACAATTTTCTTGTTTAGTATCTGGAGAGAAAGATGGAGAAGAATTACAGCATGTCAATTATTCTGGGTTAATACCAATATTAATTAGAGAAATTAAAGAATTAAAAAATGAAATTAAATTATTGAAGAAGAGAATGGAAAATAATGGGATTTAAACCTTTTAACATTTTATAAGTTATAAATCTTTAACATTTCAATTAGTTTTATTAAATAATAAAATTGATATTTTTATTATTTAGATATTTAATTTATACTATTAATTATGAAACCTGTGTTACATAACGTTTTATCTGTTAGAAATTCTCATCCTCGAGATAAGCACATTCAATTCTTTGAAGAAGACCATAAATATATAATTGATACAGAACCCGATGTAAAATATACATCTGTTACCACTTGGATTCATGAACATTTTGAGAAATTTGACGCTGATAAAATTATTAGTAAAATGATGTCAGGGTATGGCTGGAAAGAAGGTCATAAATATTGGGGAATGACGCCTGAACAAATAAAATTACAATGGGATACAAATAAAGACGCCGTTTCAGGGGCTGGAACTGATATGCATTTTGAAATTGAATGTTTTAATAATAATAAACGATTTAGATGTCAATATACAAATAAGGAGCTTGCTGAGATTTATTTGGACGATTTTAAATCAAAATTATCAGAAAAACCACTTGAATGGCAATACTTTATTAATTTTGTCAAAGATCATCCTGACCTAAAACCATATCGGACCGAATGGACAGTCTTCAATGAAGACATTAAGATATCAGGTTCTATTGATATGGTGTATGAAAATCCTGATGGGACTTTATCTATTTATGATTGGAAGCGGTCTAAAAATATTACACGGATTAATAAATTTAATAAATTTGCTTTACCACCATCTATTTGTCATTTACCTGACTCAAACTTTTGGCATTATGCTTTACAACTTAATACATATAAATATATTTTAGAAACAAAATACGATAAAAAGGTAAAAGACCTTTATTTAGTAAGATTACATCCGGATGCTGAAGAAAAAAATTATGAGCTAATTGAATTACCAAATTTGAGTATTGAAATAAATGATCTATTGGAATATAGAAAAAATAAAGTTTGTTTATAAATTATTTAAAAGAAATTAGTATTATTATACATATGATAGATAAAACAGTTTTTTTTATATGGATTATTTGGTATTTAAATACATATGGATATGTTCATGTTTTATTTAATTTAATTATAAGATTACATAATTCTTTTACTGATTTTTTTATGTTTTATAATGATGTACTTTATCCAGATTACTGGTCTGATGAAAATTTAGAAAATGACAATACCAATACAGAAATTAATACTGAAGAAAACCAAAAAAAAATATCTAAGTATGAAGATAAATATTTAGAGGATATTAAAAAACTTGATAAGGATTGGGAATTTACTGAAGATGAAAATAATGAATTAACAAAACTTATTGATGAATTTTGTAACGATTATATTAAAACGAAAGAAAATAGAATTAAAGAAATTACAGCTGAAATTATAAATTTAGAAAATGAAATTGATGATGATTCAGGTTCTTTTACTTATATTGAAGATTGTAATGACGATAGTCATAAAGATACCATTGAAGATAGAAATAAACGTAAAAGAACAGATATTGAAGAACTACAAGAAGAAGTCACTAAAATTAAGTTTGAAATTGAAACTGAAGAAGGTTTGAGTCAAATAAATAAAAATTCTGTTGAACAAGCAAGACAATATATCATTAATAAGAGATTAGATAAACTTAAAAATTGTTATATAATTGAAAAAACACCAAATGGAAATGTTATTATGATATATGACAAGGAGAGAGAAACCTTTAAATATTATTCAGATATAAATATTCCATATAAATATTTAGAAGTAGTTGGCAGAAAATATGTAAAATCATTTGACTGTAGACCTATTTTTGTCGATATGGAAGAAGAGCTTCAATTATTTGAAGAGAAATGGGATAAAGAAGAATTAAGAAAGGAAGAAGACAAAATAAAAGCAGATGAAATAGCAAAAAATAAACAACCGAATTCAGAAGTAAAAAAGAAAAATGTTTTCGCACAATTTAAGAGCTATAATAAAGATGCTGGTGGAAAAATTAGTATGGCACCCCCGCCTAAAAATAATATACCCAATAGTTCTGTAACTCAAAATAAGGAAACCGGAAAAATTATACTTAAAGAAAGAGCAAATCGTTATACTTGCGAAGGTAAATTTACTAATTTTAATTTTTTACAAAAGGTAGATAGAAAGATATTTAATAAAAAACTGGGTTTATCATTCTCTGATTTTAAGAAAATGAAAAAATAGATTTAATTATGATATTATAACAATTTAAACTTCTTGTTATAATATAAATAATATGATAAAATTAACAAGACGTTTTAAAAAAAATAAAAAAAATAGAACATTTAAAAAAGGAGGTGCTTCTATAGATGTTAAACCTTCTGAAAAACCATTAACAAAAAAGTTACCAAAAGCAGAGTTACCAAAAGCACAGTTACCAAAAGCACAGTTACCAAAAGCAGAGTTACCAAAAGCAGAGTTACCAAAAGCAGAGTTACCAAAAAAAGAATTACCAAAAGCAGAGTTACCAAAAGCAGAGTTACCAAAAAAAGAATTACCAAAAGCAGAAGAAAAGGAAGAAAGGGAAGGAATAGTAGATATAATTGGAGATAAAATAACTGATAATGCTTCTTCATTAGCTACATTCATTGGAGATGCTGGTCTTGAAATTATAGGTCTAGAAAGAATTAATAAATCTGAAGAAGATGATGAATCTAAAGAAGATGATGAATCTAAAGAAGATGATGAATCTAAAGAAGATAGCGAATTAGGCATTGTAGGAAATATTGTTGATAAAACTGGTGCTGCTTTAATCGAAGATGTAAATGAAGTTTTAGGAACTGTTACAACAGAAGAAGCAGCTGAAAAAACAGCTGATATTATTAAAGAAGGTGCTCAAACATTTAATGAAGCTCTAAATGATCCTGAAGTTAGGGAAGAACTTGAAGAAGCCATTAAAAATGCTGGTGAAATTTCTAATGTTATTGTTAAATCTGCTGAAGAACCAATTTCAAATGCTGTTGGTGTTGCTGCTAATTCGGTAGCAAAAGCCACAAGTGCCGGATTAAGCGGTGCTGTTAAAGTTGGAACTGATTTAGCTGCTGCAGTTCCAGCTTTTGGTGCTATTGTTGAAGCTGGTAAAATTATAAATGATAGTTCCAAAGCGATTGGGGCCGCTGTCGAAGCAGGTTCTGAAGCTGTTGAAGTCGCATCTGATGCTTTTATTGAAACAAAAGAAAATGTTGAAGAAGGTTTAAAGGTTTTAGATGAACAAAAAAAAATGGCCGAGCAAATTTCTAATAGAACTAATAAGTCAATAAAAGAATTCGAAAACCCAGTTAAAATTCAAGCTGCCGGTGGTAGAAAAACAAGACGTAGATTATTAAAACACAGACGTAAAACAAAGCGCGTTCGTTTTGCTATTTAGATTTTTTATGAGCCAACCATTCTTTAAAACCATTACACCGAGCAATATTGAAGGATGTTCCTAAATGACTATATGCTATATCATAAGCAGTTCTATTATGTTTATCCATTTCATTCAAATATTCAAATATTTCTCTCTGTTGTTCAATTGGATATCTCATTATAATTTCTGAAATTTTCATGTTCAACGAGTCAAAGTTAACTTGTTCTGTCATTTTTATTTATAATTTACAGTTTATATTATAAATTTAAATCAATTTTTATATAAAACAAAATATATAATAATTTACATCCTTGAAGATTTAAACTTAATCTGTCTTTAAGATATTTTATAAATATATATAATTTTATATATATTTATCGCCATGGGTTAACTCGAGCCCCATTTCTTCCCGTCGTTTTATACTTTATATATAAATAAATAATTCCGCCAAGGATAACTGGAAATATAAATGCTACCAATAAAATAGGCTCCATAATTATAATATTAATTTAGTGTGATTATAAAACAAAAACTCAAACGTAATATGCTTCAATTTATTGTATAAAATTCAATTCAATTTTTTAAATTACTCACTCATTTTACATCCCTTGAAGCATTAACCATTATATGTAATAAAACAAATTAATTTATTACCAGTATTAGTATCAAATCTAATATCGCTATTATTAAACATTTCTGTTATACTTGTGTCAACTGAATATCCATTGCTTACCAAATATGATATTAAATTAGGGACTTCATCAACGACCATTAAATCGCCACAACCAGAATTATATCCATCAATAGACATTATTGCATATCCACAATTATTTAAAGGACTACAAGGTCCTGGTTGTTTAAATTCACTTAATGGCGGAAATTTAATAAACCGAACTAAATCAGCTAATGGACCTTGTGGTTTTAAATTAACAACGACAATATTTTTATAACATTGATTATATGTATCTAAATAAGGTTGACTAAATAATGATATAGTTTTAGAACCGTTAATTGGTAGTGGAGGTTTACCGCGATTTAAATTATTTGGTTTAATAGAAGAGCCTTTAAAATTAACATTACGATTAGTATTCATATTGTTAATAAAATTATACATTATTAAATTATACATTATTTACTATTTATTAATAAAATATTATAAAATTGATACAAAAACGTATTAGAAATAAATAGATAAATTATATAATGGAACTTTCGCGTGAACAGCAAATAGCATTTGATAAATATGTTCAAGGTCATAACATATTTATTACAGGTCCTGGTGGAGCAGGAAAATCAGAATTAATTCGGATGATTTACAAGCATGCTATATCAAGATTTAAAGATATTTATGTGACAGCATTAACTGGGTGCGCTTCAATTTTATTAAATTGTAAAGCAAAAACATTACATTCATGGGCAGGAGTTGGATTAGGAAATGGAACAACTGAACAATTAATTATGAAGATAAAGAAGAATAAATTTTTAAAAGCAATTTGGAAGGGAACTGATATTTTAATTGTTGATGAGGTAAGTATGCTGTCATTAAAGTTATTTAATATGTTAAACGATATAGGCAAGGTTATAAGATGTAATCAAAAACCATTTGGTGGTATTCAGCTAATATTTTCAGGTGATTTTTATCAGCTTCCTCCAGTTGGAGATTATTTGGAACCAGATACGCAACGTTTTTGTTTTGAAAGCGATGATTGGAACTCAGTATTCCATCTTGACTGCCAAATAGAGTTGAAAAAGATTTTCAGACAAACAGATGAAATTTATTCGTCAATTTTAAATCAAATTAGGGAAGGAAGAATAAAGAGAAGGTCAAATGAATTGCTACTAGAATATGTAGGAAGAGAATTAGACCCAAATTTAGTGATTGAACCAACAAAATTATACCCTACAAAAAACAAGGTAGACCAAATTAACATTACAAAAATGACGACACTACATGGCGAAGAAAAAGAGTATAAAATCAAGTATTCAAAAGACGTAGAAATGACAAAAGGAGAAAAGGAAATAAGACGTCAATTTACAGACCAAGATATTAAAATAGAATTAGATTTCTTAGCTGGAAATTTGATGTGTGAAAAGGAAATGAAAGTAAAAATTGGTGCTCAAGTAATGTGTATCATAAATATTAAATCAGAATCAGGCGATATTTTGATTTGTAATGGAAGTCAAGGTATTGTTAAAGAGTTTTGCGAAGTAACAGGTTGTCCAAAAGTAAAATACAACAATGGCATTGTTATGGTAATGACCCATCATATTTGGCAAAGCGATAAAATTCCTGGTATTGGTGTTTCACAAGTGCCACTAATTTTATCATGGGCATTAACAATCCATAAGTCACAAGGTGCGACGTTAGATGTTGCGGAAATTGATGTCGGAAGTGGGGTATTTGAATGTGGTCAAACTTATGTAGCACTATCTCGCGTAAAGAGCTTAAATGGATTATATTTAACATCATTTGATGCGGGACGAATTCGTATCCATAAAAAAGTAAAAGATTTTTATGAATCATTGAGGCTATATCATGAGTCAAAGGAAACCAATCAGGAATTTCCTCTCGCTATTCCTACAAATTTAGAGGCTACAACAACCAATTCATTAAATCCATTTGTTAACTATCAATATGTAGAGGAACAAACAGAATTAACAGAAGAAAAATATGATGAACCACGGTCTGATATAAAAATAATAAAATTAACATAACTTTATTCTTCTATCAAAATAATTGTTTTTAGAATATCAAAAGCTTGTTGGTCATTTCTAATTTGTTTCAATGTATCGAAAATTTTATTGTAAGTTTCTTTATCTAATTTACAGTTATCAATAAATTGACCACAATATGAATCAATAATTGGGTCAATAATATTATAAACCTCTTCAATTTTGTTATCAAACTTCCCAACTTTATTAATATTAAATAGGAAATTTTTGAATATATTAGTCCTTCTCTCAATTTCAGTATAATAATCTTTCAACAATTGTTCTTCATATTTTTTATTAATGTTCAATTGTTGATTTATTTCCTGCATACTTAATTGTAATGCTTCGTCCATTTGTTTTTCAAAGTGAGTCCTGGTATCTTCTAGAAGTGTTTCTTTAAAAGCATCATCAGGTTGTCTAATATTATCTTCTTGAAAGTTATCCATTTTGTTAAGTACACATTATTTTAAACAAGTTTTTAAAATCAATTTTTATTATATATATAACTGAAAATAAATATACAAAGCAAAAACAATTTATATTGAAATAGTTCAATTAAAATTATTTTGAATAATTTTGAAGATTTAAAATAAAATTGAAATAATAAAAGTAATTAAAAAATAAAGGTATATTATAAGTTGAATAAGTCAAACCATAAAATGGAAACAACTAATGTCGCAAATTCATTTATTAGGTCAAACCCCATCAATACTGATAATTTATTATGTGATAATATTTCTGATTTGTCAATTAATACTAGAACAAGCGATAATTTATCTGATTCACTTGAGAATACCACGAGAAATTTGGATGTTGATAAGAATGATGAAAATGAAAGAGAACATAATATTCCTATAGAGATTTATAGGTATAAATTTACTAATGAATTTACAAATGAATTATTTAAATTTTCCAAAATTCATCAATATGATCACCGAAAAGATTTTAAAGAAGCATGGAAAGTTTGGATTGGAGATAATGAAACTATAATTGATGAAGAAGTAAGACGACTAACAAATTTAGGTTACGAGGGAGATATTATAGATAAGATGTTTAAGAGCGCAAGATATTATTTTAGAAAAAAGAGCACTGAAAAAAAGCAACCAGTAAAACGTCGAATTTATGTAGGTTCGAATAAGGATTTATTAGAAGCGATGGATGAGCATATTAAGTCAAATATTTCATCTCGAGAATTTAAACCATCAGATGGTTTTGATGAATTCTGTAAGAAAAATGTAGATATTTTAAAAGACCAAATAAATATTCTATGCCAATCTGGTTTAACAGATTCTAATGAAATCAAGGCAAAAATTAAGAAGACATATAAGAATAGATATTTCTTAATTATTAGTAAATAAATTAAACTCAAATAGATATGATAAATTTAATAATAATTTTTTGTATTTTATTTAAAAAAATTGAGTTCTTTAAATAGTATTTAAATATATTATAATTAATTAATTTAAAGAAATTAAAAGATCTTAAAATATGGGTTGCGATTATTATATTCGAACAGAACTTATTATCGAATTTTATGATAAAGATAATAAGCATTGTTGTATTTATACTAATATGAAATTTAAAAAAGGATATATATTTAGTAATCTAAATAAGGATTCTGATGATGACAAAGAAACTCAAGGTAATAAATTTCAAGCTGAACTCGAAAGAATAATTAAAGAAAATACTAAAAATAAAATATTGTTTGAAAACGATGTTTGGATTAAGGAATCATATAGGAAAAAATATCATATATATCTAATGAAAACATTTATTCAAATTCATAAATTAAAAAAGGTTTATAAAAAAACTTCTGTGCGGGAAATAACTTAAATAAAAAAAAATAATCAATAAAATGTATACAAATATCAATATTTCAACAATAAATAAATATTTCTCTCAAAATAAGGAAAAACAAAGCAACAATTATCGAACAAAAATAGTCAATTATTCTCATTTTTCAATAAACGAAGCAAATATTTGCGATAGAATAAAACAAATACCTTATTATTCCAATTATTTTACAATTTTAGATGATTATGACTTATTAAATATATCTCAATTAAATGAAAATATTATTGAGAAATTAAAAAATATGGACAATAGTAAATATTTTTTATTTAAATATTCTGATAAAAATTCAATTGATTTTATTGATTTTCTTTATGGTTTTACATCAATTAAAAAACTTATTTTTGACATCATTAACTCATTTCAATATCTTTTAACTGGACTTCATATTTTAAACGAAAATAACATATGTTTTTTTGATATTTCACCAAAGAATATAGTTTTTCTTGAGAACTTTAGAGAGAAACCAGTAATAAAAAATTTTAAACTTAGTCTAAATATAAAACACTTTAATTATTTGTATTTTTCAAATATTTTGAATAAATTAGACGATTTTACGTATCAACCATTAGAAATACATATTCTTTATTATTTTGTAAAACACGATATAAAAACAATTTCTTATGGGTTTATTGAAGAATTTTGTGAAAATTATTTAGAAAACTTAAATATCATGAGGTTATTTTCAGACACTTATAAAAAAAATTATAAGGAAAATTGTATTGAAACTATGAGAAAATACATAAATTTACCTAAAGAACAAATTATAGACGACATATTAGAGAGAAAAGATAAATGGGATGTATATGGAATTAGTATGGTGTATCTTCAAATTTTTGGGTGTATTTCTCGTATTTTCTCTCTAAAGGGAACTTTTGTAAGTAAAATAACTTTGGAACTTTCTAAAAACCTACATCCAAACTCAGATAAAAGAATGACTTTGGAAAAAACATTAGAAACCTTTAATAAGTTATTAAATGAGGAAGAAAATTGGAGTTTTGTAAATAAATTAGACAACTCAAAATTAAAACAATTATTTGATGAATTTACAAAATAATATGAATCTTATTATAAAATTATTAGTTATAATAGGATTCAATGTTTACGGTGTCTATGGTGTTTACGGGATTTTGATTTTGTTTTTTTTCCACCGGCCATAGAAGCACTTCTACTTCTTGATCTTCTGGAACTTGTAGATCTGCGATTTTTCTTAGCAGTTTTGGAAGACATAGAAGAAGAATGTTTCATTTCAGATTTGCGTTTACTGGCATCTTGTAAGGCTTGTTTGAATTCATAATTAGAATCCTTTGCTTTGCCTTCAGTATATATTTTCTTAACAAAAATATTCCAATCACTAAGCTTTTTTGTCATTATATAATACTAAAATATTTTATTATTTAAAATATAATATCTAATTTATAACTGTAGAGGGAAACTTAGAGAGAACTATATAAAACCATACTTTGAGATCTATAAATATTTATACATTTTATATTTCAAACGCTGAACTTTATAAAAAATTGAATTAAAAATATATTAAATATAGATATACAAGTTACAATAATAAAATGAGTTATTCTTCTGGATTTGATAAATTAGATAATTTAATTCATAAAATTTTTAAATTTGTATTTAATTATGATAAAAATAGAATTAAATCATTAATTAATAAAACAATATATAATATAAATTTATTAGAAAATACTTTAACACAAATTTCAGTTATTATCTTAAAGTATTTTAGACAATTAGAATTAAAAAGAGACGAAAATAGACAAGATTTTATTGTATCAAAAATATTATCATTTATTGAATCATTTAAACCAACCATTTTAAATAATAATTTAAAAGTAGTAGATATAGGAGGCGGAAATGGTAATGTATTAAGTAATATAAATAAAGCATTGAACGGGGATAAATCAAACTTTATTTGTGTTGAATCTAAAGATTGGATTGAAACTTATAAATATGATAATCAAAATGTAACATATGTTTTCTGGGACAATAATACAATTGATATTTTAGATGAATCGTGTGATGTAGTATTTTGTATGGTTTCATTACATCATATGTCAAATTATACTTTAGAAAATACATTAAAAGAATTACATCGTATTTTAAAAAAAGATGGCATTTTAATGATAAAAGAACATGATTGTAATTCAAACCAAACTTGTAATATGATATTCTGGGAACATCATTTATATCATTTATTAGATTGTGCTTATGATAATCGTCCTTTTAATTATGAGATATATTACAATACAAGCATATACAATTTTAAATGTAAAAAAGATTGGCAATTATTGATAGAAACTAATAATTTCAATTATAAATGTTCTAAAAATAGATTTTTAGATGGTGAATATATTATGAATGATTCTAAAAATGCGTCTAATTTATACTGGGATATTTATACCAAATAAGTGGATAAGTAAAATACCATATTGTGTCGTGATAATTTGATAATGTACGTTTTGATGTTAAACAAGTTTGTTTTTAATTACAATACCATTTTTTATAATAAATTTTATAAATAAAATTGAAACCATTTTGAAGAAAATAAAATATGATATATACATTATAATCGAAAATGGTTAAAAACAGCAGTGGAGGTAATAAAGCTAAGGGATTTGCCCGTAAGAATTTAGTTAAAAGAGATAATGCACTAAGAGTAGCTCAAGAAGAAGGTGAAGTTTATGCTCAAGCTGTAAAAGTTATGGGTGGTAGCATTGCCAGTCTTATTGATATTGAAGGTAACCCATTAAGAGGTCATATTCGCGGTAAATTTAGAGGAAGAGGTAAGCGTGATAATTTTATTGGTCCAAATACTTGGCTACTTGTTGGTATTCACGATTGGGGTTCGTATAAAAATCCTGGAGATGTTAGGGATTGTGATGTACTTGAAGTATATAATGATGCTGATAAATCACGATTAACAAATACGATTACTGATGTTAATTGGAGTAAATTTATTTCAAATGATACTAAAATAATCGGTTCTGTAAGTGAAAAAGACGAAACTGGAGTGGTGTTTGCTGACGAAGCTACACAAGATTATGAGGACCTTATTGCTGCTCAAGCGGCATCATCTGGTACGACTACGAATTTAATAATAAATGATGGAGAAACAATTGATGTTGATGATATATAAAAAATATTTATAGATTTTATAAATTTTACAAAAATATTTACAAATTTTACAAAAATATTTGTAAATATATTAGTTATAATAAAACCAATTTTTTACTAATTCTTGTTGAAATTAACTCGTAATAAATCATAAGAATTAGTGTGAAATTTATTTATTCAAAATAATATTGTGATTTTTTTCATTTTGATAAATCATTACATTTTTTATTTTGATAAATTTTATAATCAAATAAGCTTAGAATATTTCTAATAAAATTTAAACTCTATTCGACGACATTTTAAGAATACTAAGATTCTCACATTTTATTTACATTATAAAACATTTAATTTTTATAATAAATAAAAGTATAAATTGCTACCTCCTATATTTAATATATAATAAATTTTAAATTATTATGGAAAAACTACTCAATTATATACAGATTGCTGTAAGGAGGTAATTAATATTAATAAATTATCTTTAAATACTTTATGCGAATTACTTATTAAAATATAAATTAAATATATTTAAATATATTAAAATAATAAATATATAATTTAATTGTAATAAATTAAACCAAGAAATGAGTAATATTTTTAAATCAAATTCAAGATTTTCATCGCTAATTGATGATATATCTAAACAAAAAAATAGTTCAAAGAATGACGAAAAGGTAAAACCACAAAATCATTCAAATTCATTTAAAACTGAAAACCCTCCAAGAAGTGAAACTAGACACAATGGTTTTAGAGACAGAGACAGAGACAGAGATGGTTTTGGAGACAGAGGAAGAGAACGTTATCGATTACAGATAGAAGAAGAAATCAAAGCAAAAAAAGAATTTGAAGAAAGAGAAAATGAAAGAATAAAACTAGAATCATTAAAAATTGAAAATTTTCCAGATTTAGTATCAATTTCAAAAAAAGAAGAAAATAAAGATAATATGACTATGAATTATATGGAAAAATTAAATAAGGAAGAGATAAAAAATAATGATTTAGAAATTTTGAAACCAGGATGGGTTCTTTTAAAAAGAGATGTTGTTACGGGAAGAAGTATAACAATCAGTCACCCTAAAACAAATGTTGTAGAAAATAATGTAGAAAATAATGTAATCAATTTGTTAGTAAAATTACATGAAAAGAGAACAAATGAATATATAGACAATTATGGTTATGACGAATGGGAAAGAATGTTTAAATTTCCAGATTGGAGAGAAAGAGAAACTTATTTGGAAGAAATGGAAGAAAGTGAAGAAATGGAAGAAAGTGAAGATGAAGATAATGATTATGAATATTAAATTAGTTTAAAATAATAATGTATTATATTAAAGTAAATTAATGGATGTTAAATACGAAAAATTAGATGATGATTGGATTAATAATTTTGAAAAAACAGATAAATTATATAAAGATTTTTATAAAGATGATTTGTATTATATAAATTTACAAGTTATATATGTAAATATATCCAATGAAATTGATAAGATAAAAAATGAAACATTTTTATTTACAAACAAAAATACAATATCACAAGAAGAAATTCTTGGAATACTTAAAAGGAATTCAATTGATAATGAAAAAAAATATTCATTACTATCAATTTTAAGATATAATATATTATTAGAACCAGAACATATAAAAAGCTACTTATTAAATCAATATAACCCCAATTATTTGGCATTAATCAAAAATATAGATGCTATACATTATGAAAAGAGTATATCAATGTTCCATGACTTAAATGATTTAATAATTGTTTTTTATGAAAAATCAAAAGAAATGGTAAAGAAAAACACCAATAATAACAATAATACCAAAAAAATATATTTACGTTCTTTAAATACTAATAAAAAAACAATAAAAAAACGATATAAAGACTAAAACAATATATATAGTATCATAATAAAATGACAGCACTCGTAAACGCTCTTGATAATTATACTCATAATCAATCTTGTGATAATCAAATTGGTGAGAATGGTCATGTAGAATATGGATGGTCAAATAATATTCAAGAAAAAATTTTACAATTCAGTTTTCAACTTACAAGAACTAATGAAGTTGGAGTTTCTAGACTTTCTATTATTTTAAATGACCTATTAACTAATCTTAAACATAATGTTGATAATGGCACGCTTCCCGAAAAGCAAGTCGCTAAAGGATATCTTTCTATTCTTTACAGAATGATTGGTCATACTCGCGATATTATTGATGGCAAGGGAGAGTATACATTATCATATATGATGATATATACTTGGAACAAATTTTATCCTTCTTTGGCTCAATTTGCTTTAAGATGTTTTGTCAAGAGCGATGAAAGGGATATACATCAGTATGGTTCTTGGAAGGATTTGAAATATTTCTGTCAGTATTGTAAGAGTCAAGGTGATGATATTCATTCTTCATTGATTAATTTTTCAGTTTACCTAATTAACAATCAAATCAGAAATGATCATATTCAAACATTGGAGAATTCTGATAATATTTCATTAGCTGCTAAGTGGGTACCTCGAGAAAAGTCTTCATTCAGTTGGCTATATGAACTTCTTGCTACTGACTATTTTTGCGACATTTTAGCAACTGCTAAGACACCCGAACAAAAAAGAAAAGCTGTTCTTAAATGTAAAACCGATTACCGAAAGATATTATCAACTCTTAATAGAAAAATTGATACTACTCAAGTAAAGCAATGTAGCAATGAATGGTCTCAAATAAATTTTAATAAAGTAACTTCTATCACTTTGTCAAAGCAAAAGAAGGCCTTTTTAAATGTTAAAAAAACTGGCGAAATTCGTTGTCCGTATTCTTTAGATAGAAAAACTTGCGCAGAAAATTTAAATGCTCATATCCAAAAAGCTGTTAATGGTGAAGCTGAAATGAAGGGAAAACATGTTGGAATGGCTCACTTTACCAAGCAAGCAAGAGATTTAATTAGAAACAAAAATGGGTCTCAATCTGAGAAGGAACTTTTAAATTCTCAGTGGCGCGATAATTCTAGTCAAAATGGCGCTCTTGGTAAGATGATTGCTATGGTTGATGTATCTGGATCTATGGAAGGAGACCCAATGGACGTCGCTATTGCTCTTGGTATTCGTATTGCTGAAAAATCTGTAATTGGTAAGCGTGTTATGACATTTAGCAGTACGCCTACTTGGGTTAATTTGGAGTCTTATACTGATTTCATTTCACAAGTGGAGGTCATTCAACATGCTCCTTGGGGTATGAATACAAATTTCCGTGCCGCACTTGACCTAATATTATATGCTATTGTTCAGAATAAGATGGCGCCAGAAGATGTTCAAGATATGGTTCTAGTAATCTTATCTGATATGCAGATGGATGAAGGTGACCAATGTAATAAGCAAGTTTTGTATGATACTATGAAGACTAAGTATGAAGCTACTGGTATTAGAGTCCACGGTATTCCTTACAAACCACCTCATATACTCTTCTGGAACTTGAGAAGCACTTCAGGGTTTCCAAGTCTTGCTAATCAACCTAACGTATCTATGATGTCAGGTTTTAGTCCAGCTCTTCTAAATTTGTTCTGTGAACAAGGTTTGGATGCTCTTCAAAGCTGTACTCCTTGGTCTCTTCTAGTAAAAAGCTTAGAAAACGAAAGATATAAAATTATGG